TCAGTTGTCATCACAGGATGCGGAAGCCCTTACAACGGAACAAGAGTTGTGCTGGCAGATAATCTTGGACAATATACCTTTTCGCAATCGATCACTAATGCCGATCTACTCGAGGCTAATGTCATCCCATCCGGAGTTGCTGCCCTTTCTGGCGGATCAACTTATGTTGGAAACGCAGCTGTTCAGTCAGCCGTCTATACAGTTTCAGTCGAAGTTTTCCAAGCAAGACTTGCCGGTGGAGGACAAATCGAAGGAGTAGATTTTACTGCTACACCTTTTAGAATGGGTCGATCATTATTTAACAAATGTGTGGGTTTATTGGGTTCATACATGGACACCGAAAGCATGTGTCAATAAATGCCTAACCAAACAATTCTCGAGCAAGTTCGCACACCTTTAGCAACTGCTTTATCTAGCGTTGCAGGAAATGTGTATTCATTTGTGCCTGAAACAGTAATTCCACCAGCTGTGGTGGTTGTGCCTGATTCGCCTTACTTAGAATTTGAAACAATTAGCAAAACTAACATAAGAGCCAAAATCAATTTTACAATTACAGTTGCAGTTGCATATAACAGCAATCCTGCATCGCTCGACAATATCGAGCAATTGGTTATAAGTGTTCTGGCAGTAATTCCAGTTGGATACATTGTCAGCTCGGTTGAAAGACCGACAGTCACTCAAGTTGGTGCATCAACGCTGCTAATCGCAGATGTTCGAGTATCTACCTACTACACGCAAACAATATAAGGAGAAATCATGGCAACAGTCGTAATTACCGGTCGTGATGTTGGTTTATCTTTCACAGGTGGAACAGATATTCAAGCACAAGCGACAAATGCAGTTCTAACCAAAGTCAATGAGCGTCAGACTTACCAGACTATGGAAGGCGAAGCATACAAAACCACAAACATTTCAGGAACATTCCAATTGGATATGTTGGCTGATTGGGGCAAGACAAGTTCAGTTTGCGAGGCTCTATGGGCTGCTGCTGAAACTGCACCAGATACAGACATCAGCATGACACTTACAGCTGCATCAGGAGCGCAATTTGTTTTCCCAGTAAAGCCAGAGTTTCCAACTGCTGGTGGATCAGGAATTGATGCACAAACTGTTTCCTTTACTTTCACAGTATCAAAGGGCGCAGTAGTAGAAACATTTAGTTAAAATCTAACAACGGGAGCAAAATGAAACTACCAATCACAATTGAATACAGCTCAGGCGAGCAAGCAACTTATATTGCCCAACCGCCTGAGTGGGCGAAATGGGAAAAGCAGACAGGAAATGTCATTGGACAAGCATCCGAGAAGCTGGGTATTTGGGATCTTATGTTTCTGGCTTATCATGCTTATAAGCGTGAAGTTGCCGGAAGCAAGCCAATCAAACCAATGGATATTTGGATGGAAACAGTAGCCGATGTAATAGTCGGTGATGCAGACCCAAAAGCCACAAAGCAGGAAGCCTAAGCAGATTATTGGTTGAGTTAGCAATTGCAACTCATATACCAATGAGTGAATGGGTTGATGCGGATGACATATTAACAGCGATCGAAGTATTGGAGGCGAGAAGTGGCAAATGAAACTATCGCATACAATAAAAACGATCTGCGTGATATTTACAAAGCGTTCAAACTTATGGATGAGCAAGCAACAGAGGAAGCAAGAACTCAATCTGCTGCTTTGGCGTATTTTGCATCAGAGGAAATTAAACAGGCAGCTAGGACTAGAACAAAGGCTGGCAAGGTTGCGGAAAGAGTCGCAGATGGCGTTAGCATCTCTAAGTCAAGTAAAATCGGTGAGTTCCGTTATGGCTTCGCAAGACAAAAGTTTTCAGGTGGTGCTACTACGCAGACCCTATGGGGTGGCGTTGAGTTTGGTTCAAATAAATTCAAACAGTTCCCTGCATATTCAGGACGGCAAGGCAGAGGTAGTCGTGGATGGTTTATTTATCCAACCCTTCGTAGAATTCAGCCTGAATTGATTGATAAGTGGGAAGCAAGTTTTACTCGAATCATTAAGGAATGGGTCTAATGGCAACCGGTAATCGCACGCTTAAGTTATCAATCCTTGCTGATGTTGATGATCTTAAAAAGAAGTTAGGCGAAGCTGACAAAGCCGTTGAAAGTAATTCAAGCAAGATTGCAGATTTTGGAAAGAAGGCTGCTGCTGCATTTGCGGTTGCCGCTGCTGCTGCCGTTGCCTATGGCACTAAATTAGCCATTGATGGGGTCAAGGCTGCAATAGAAGATGAGCAAGCACAGTTAAGGTTGGCTGCTGCCCTAAAGACCGCTACAGGGGCAACTGATGACCAAATAAAGGCAACAGAGGCAATGATCCTCAAAACATCTTTAGCGACTGGGGTGGCGGATGACAAACTTCGTCCAGCGATGCAGAGGTTGGCGGTAAGCACAAAAGACACTGGTGAAGCACAAAGATTATTAAACCTTGCTTTAGACATCAGTAAAGGCAAAGGCATTGAGTTAGAAACAGTTGCAAATGCTTTGGGTCGTGCTCAGGATGGCAACACTACAGCTCTTGGCAGATTAGGTCTTGGATTATCAAAGAGCGAACTCGCAACGCTTTCATTTACCGAGGTTCAACAAAAACTTTCAGATCTCTATGGTGGATCAGCTGCTGCAAATGCTGAAACATTTCAAGGAAAGATTGATCGCTTAAAAGTTGGATTTGATGAAGCAAAGGAAAGTCTTGGGGTTGCTTTATTGCCACAGGTTGAAAGATTTATTGGTTTCTTGAATAACTCAGGTATCCCAGCCTTAAATGCATTTATTGCTGGATTGACTGGGGATGAAGGATTGACGGTAGCATTAAGTGAAAGTCAAAAAGGAGCACAAACATTTGGGGAGGTTATTAAAACAACTGCTGGCATTATTTCCGGATTTATTACATTCATTAAAGAAGCGGTTGGATTATTAATTGAATTTGCAAATAGAGCAATACAAGCAGTTAACTTAGTTAAACCCGGAGCAGATATTGGATATGTTCCAAACCCATCATCTTTAACAGGTCAAGGATTCTTGGGAACTCCAAAAGTTCCAACCTCTAATTTTACCTATGGTGCAGGAAATCCAACTGTCATTAACAATGTTTCAGTTCAAGCAGTCGATAGCGAGGGTGCTGCAAGAGCAGTTGCAAAGGTATTAAACAACAGCGCATCTAGATCAGTTCCACAGCTGTTTAACAACGGCATCAAGGGCGGATAATGACTGTATTTACTCCCGATTGGAAACTGACAATCAATGCGGTTGAATACACAAATGTTGCAATATCTGACATAGCCCATCAGGCTGGTCGAGAAGATATTTACTCTCAGCCCAATCCATCTTATATGCAAATTGAATTGGTTGCTTTGAATAATGAAAACTATAATTTGCAAATTAATGACGGATTAACTTTACAAGTCAAAGATAGCACAAACACTTATCGAACTTTATTTGGTGGCAACATTACGGACATTACAACTGAGGTTGCAACGGCAAGCAGTATTGCCGAAACCTTTACTTACACAATCCTTGCTTTAGGTTCATTGGCTAAATTGCCAAAAGTAATTTATGAAGGGACATTGGCTCGAGATGGTGACGGCGATCAAATCTATGAATTGCTTTCAGATTTATTTTTGAACAATTGGAATGAAGTGCCAGCAGCTGAAACATGGTCTGGCTATGATCCAACAATTACTTGGGCAAATGCTGAAAATTTAGGACTTGGCGAAATTGATCGTCCAGGGCAATATGATATAAGGGCAAGATCAGTTGATCCTGATACTGTTTATAACATTGCAAGCCTTATTGCTAACAGCGCATTTGGCGTTTTGTACGAGGACAATCAAGGACGAATTGGTTATGCAGACAGCATTCACAGGCAAAATTATCTCGCTAATAATGGTTATACAGATATTTCAGCCAACACAGCTATTGGAGCAGGATTAAAGGTTTTGACTAGAGGTGCAGATGTTCGCAATGATATTGTGGTCAAATTTGGTTCAGGCTTTGGGTCAGAGCGAACTGCGATAGATGCCACAAGTATTGCTTTGTTTGGTTATAGAGGCGAATCATTAAATACAGTTTTGCATGATGGTAATGATGCTCAAGCTGTGGCTGATCGCTTTATTTCTCTAAGATCCTATCCAAGAGCCTTATTTGACAGCATTACATTCCCATTGACTAACTCAGCCATTGATGATTCTGACCGAGATGCCTTGCTTCAAATCTTTGTGGGTCAGCCAATGCGAATAACAGACTTGCCTGTTCAAATAGCCCCAACCGAACAATTTGAGGGTTATGTTGAAGGCTGGCGTTGGAGCACTAGATTCAACGAATTATTCTTAACTATAAATTTGAGCCCGATTGAATTTTCTCAAGTAGCACTTGCTTGGGATCAGGTATCAGCCTCAGAGGCATGGAACACTTTATCCGCTATACTAACATGGGAAAATGCGATAGGAGCAGTAGCATAATATGGCAACAACTACGAATTATGGATGGACAACGCCAAACGATACTGATTTGGTTAAGGATGGCGCAGCTGCTATTCGCACACTCGGTTCATCTGTTGATACAACAACAAAAGCCTTAAATCCATCTACAACTCTTGGTGATATTGAATACCGATCAGCAACAGCAAACACCAACACAAGACTTGCGGTTGGAACAACTGGACAAGTATTAACAGTCGCAGGAGGTGTGCCTACTTGGGCAGCTGCGGCTAGTGGATCTACATTTCCAGCATTTCGAGTTTATAGAGCAACCGACCAAAGTATTACAGCAAATGTTTGGACTAAAGTTTCATTAAATACGGAAACATTTGATACAAATAACAATTTTGATCCAACAACAAATTTTAGATTTACGCCGACGGTTGCTGGTTATTATCAAATCAATGGCAATGCTTATATCTATGGTTCAGGAACTGGCAATTGGCAGAGTTCTATTTATAAAAATGGATCAATGTATGCCCAAACTATTGTTGTTGGTGGTACTGCTGGCGCAATTACTTGTTCTGCCATTGTTTATTTCGATGGAAGTTCTGATTACGTTGAGTTTTATGTAAGAGGTTCAGCAAGTAGCGGAAATACTGTCAGC